AGCGTCTTTTCTAATTACCGAATCTCTTTTGTCCCAAGCTTTTGTGTGAATATCATCCATTAACCTTAGAAATGCCTCACCATTTGCAAAAATCACCGCAAGTACATTTCTAATATTAGGAACAAAACCAATACCATTCTTACCCTTATCTAACAAAAGTTTAGATAACGCATTTGTTAAATCATCTTGAATTTTTTGTCTAAAAGACTCCAATGATTTATACATTTCATCAGTTAAACCAATAAATGTTTTTGGTCCACCTTGAAAAATAAAATAATTAAACACTTGTTGTTTCTTACCGTCTTTCTGAACAATATCCAAACTATTAAAAATACCTTGATTAATTAATTCCTTTTCAAAAGCCTTTATTTCCTCTTCACTAGCTTGTGATATTTTTTTTCTTTGTCTATAACTTTCCCCATAATCAATGTCCCCTTGACTTAATTTATATTTAAAAGTGTCTAAAGTTATGTTAATAGGTATTCTCGGCTTGTCTGTTTTATTATCAATCTTATATGAACCATCTTTACCAACGGTCTTATTTTTATTTAACTCATCATTAAATTTTTTAATAATACCTTCTAACTCACTTGGAGCATTGTTTCTAGCGTTTGGTTTATCTTTATATTCTTTTTTAAATGTGTAAACCTTTGTACCATCTTTCAAAACAAAAAAGTCTTCGGTATCCATATATTTGTTATACCAAGAAGGGTCAGTTGAATCTTGAGTATAATACACTCTCTTAGTATACTCATTTAAAGTTGATGAATATGTGTCAACATCTGTTAACGGGTCCATATTTTGTTTAGTAAATTTATCTAAAATATCTTTAACAAAAACATCTAATTTATCCTTTAATTGAGCAACGGTAATCTCAGGAAAGTCATCAGGTATTAAACCTTTAGATTTATACTCACTATACATTTCTTTAACTTTTTGATACCCTAATTCAACAGCAACATTATCTTGAGTTTGAAAATTTGCAGGACCACCTTTAACAGGTTGTATTTTAACTCTTGAAGTGTACATATAAGGAACCGCCTTCAAATACCCCATTAAAACTTCATTTAATACGGTATATTTGTAGGTATAAAAAACTAAACTTATTTTAAAATTACCACTTGAAGTATCATATCTAGATGTGAAATTGTATAACATTAAAGCCATTTTTACAGCCTTACCATAGTAACCTTTAATTGTTAAATGAAATAATGGATACGGTAAATTAAAAAATGCCGCGTAAGGAGAATTATTACCCGCCTCAAACATCGCTCTACCTTTAATATCTTCCAACTCCATAGTAATGGTCGGTAAGAAATCTAAACCTTGTCTAATTTGAATATTTGTAATACCTAACAACCCGTTATCAATAGAACCCGGTTTTCCATTAGACAAAATTGTTTGTCTAATATAATAATCGTCAGATTTATTTTGGTTTTGTATTTTTTCAGATTTTGGTTGATTAACACCATTTCCCGCTAAACTATCTTTTCCGGTTATCTCATCAGTGTATTCATTATTTAAAACACCTTTGTTACCCGGATTAAGAAAATTAATTGCCGCAACAGAAATTGTTCTGACTTGGTCATTTGAGGCAACACCAATAGCTAATTTAGTTCTCGGTAATACCTTACATTCCAAATTAGCATACATTACTAAATCTTCCTGATTAACATATCTGTCTTTAATTTTACCTTGACCATCAATTACTTTGTTTGGGTCAACAATCGTTATGTTGTTATAATCAAACTCTACTAATATATTTTCCGACTTATCTACCATAATAAAAGAAATGATTATTTAACTCATTTTTATAATCTTGTAATGAAGCTACTAAAGGAAATGGAATTGTCAAGATAGAACCATCAGTTATGTTCCATTCTTGCCCACCATAAATTGGATTAGCCATTAATATTAACCATCCAAAAGTTCCTGACCCGTAATATTGTTGGGAAACTTTATCTAACCTAGATTGACCAACTTTGTAAATATATCTCTTATCGGTAGATTTTGATTGCAAGTTAACATACGGAACAACTGTTTGTTGACCGTTAGTTATAAAATCAGAATATCTATTATATGTATCTCTACCTGCCATTATGAATTAAATTTAACTTTATTATTCCAAGTTTTAGACGCAACATCACCAGTACTTGAATACAATAATTTAATTGCGGTTTCTTGTTCCGCATTTGTTGATTGATTTGGTACTGTTGAATAATTAAATTTACGTAATTTTCCTTTATTGTATACTGATTTGTTAATATAGTCCAAATAATCTTGTTTTTTCTTCAATTTATCAAAGAATTTTTCTTCTTGTTTTAATTCTTCTTTACAACTATCAACAAAATTGTCCATAATTTTATCAAACTTATTACTTAAATTTGACGGAGTTTTTATTTTAGATAATTCAGTATTAATTATCTTATTTTTGAATGTTTTTAAATTATTTCTATCACTTAAATATCTACCTAACGCAATGAAAAATCTATTTTGATTTTGATACTGTGAATTAGCACCAACATCAAAAGCTGAACTTCCATAACCTTTTAGAGGTGAAAAACAACTTGGACCTGTATCACCATATAAATCAGTTATAATTAAATTATCAGGTATTCTTAAGTATTTGTCGTAGTTTTGTAATCTTGTTCCAACAGTTTGATAATCAATCCATAATTCTGAATACGTATCCGTAGCACCTTTAGTACTTGGGTCTACTTCCGTTGTTCCTGATAAATTATAAACCCTCGCTTTGTTATCAACAATTTTACCATCAGTTTTTGTATCAACTAAATTAATTTTGTTAAACACCATTACCATATTTTGTTGTTGAACAACAATATCAGAATTAATTTTACTCATAATTCCTGAGCTGTAACTATCTTTAAAATCCGTCAAAAATTGACGTAAATTTGTCGTCACATTAGTTATAACTTGAGATGAAAAATTATACGAACTTAACCCCGCAATAATAAAATTACTTTGGTCCGTAATGTCCCCATTAATATCCGTAAACAATTTATTAATTTTATCTTGAACTTTTTCAGGTGCACCATAAATAGGGACTTCCCAAGTATCTCCAATATCTAAATTAAAAGTACCTGTGGTATATAATCTATTTTTAGTAATTAATTGCCAAACGCCATAGTTATATGTCTTAGTGAAACTCTCAGCTTGATTAACAATATTAGTATAATACTCTTTAGTAATATCTAATAAATTATCCATAATTGTTTTATAGGTTATCTCACCTGTTTGACCTCCTGTTACCGGAATATTAGTTATTACCTCACCAATAGTTGTTCCACCGTTATTTTGTTGTTTATTATCAACTTCCTTTGGTTTTGCGGAAGGTTGTTGAGATAATATTGAATCCCAAATTTCTTTATCAATTGTTTTGAAACTATCATCAGTCCATTTAGACCTTTCATCATAAATTTCAGTGTTAGCATAATAATTGAAGGATAATGCGTTTTGTAACTCTTCCACAGGTTTTGAAAGTCCCATACCACCAATAATATCAAACCCCATAGTAACATTAGCTAACATAGGTTGTACACCAATACCTTCAGGATTTAAATCATAAAGTAATGGTTCATACGTAAATTGAACACTTTTTGGTACAATTTTAGTGTTGAAGAAATCCCCAATTCTTAATATTAATATTGGAGGTGCACCAAATGATGTATTAACCGCATCATTATATTTTGGTTTATTATCTGTTCCTATTGTTGGAATAGTTTCTCCCGGTCTAACACATTGATTCAAGAAAGTTAATCTACTATTTAATCCCTCAGGTGTCATAGAGTGAAATGCTGGATTAAAATATTTTATTTTTTCTTTAATATTATCATAAATCATTGGGACGTTTTCCTTAATTAATTCAAAATAATCACACTCAGATAATAAATCTCTTAAAATCTTTTTACCAATACCTTCAATTTTATCTTGTTGAATTGTTGTCGTTTGTTGAGGAATAGGAATATTCTCTCCTGTGGTACTTTGTTCTTGTTTTGGTGGTGGAACTACGGGTGCCGGTGGTATATCAACCTTAATACTTGTTATCGCCACACGTCTACAAGCCATCGCAGCCACAGAATACCATTGAGAACCTTGACTAGTCACTTTACCAATAGTTGGTCCCGCAGTTGCTTTAACATCATTAGTACAAGTCACAGACTCACCAAAACTACCTGCTGGTGCTGAAGATTGAACATCATTTTCACCTTTGGTACTTGTTGATTTAGGAAATACAATTGTTTCTCCTTCACCTTTTGGATTTTCATTTATAACTTTGAATTTTTTATCTAATAACGCTTGTTTTAATTCTGTTGATGCAAAATAGTTTTCAACAGATTTAATTCTTCTTGCCGATAGATTTATGTTATACGCATTACCAGCTAAAGCTGACGCAGAACCTTGTAACGCAATAGAAACAGTACCTTTTTGATTATTAATAATATCAACTGCGTCTTTAATAAATGATGAGGAAACTAAATTAAAATTATCTATAACAACTGTGTTAAAAAATTGAACCACATTTCTATTAGTGTCGGTAGCGGAAAATAAATTATTCGCCTTATTTTCATATTTAGTAATATTACCTTTGTCAGTATATGTCCCATATAAACTTGCAAAATTTTCTGAAGTTGTTACTTGTCTTGTACCCGGATTTGGTTGGTCATTTTCAAAATAAAAACCAAGATTTAAGTATTTTGTTTCAAAATCACCATTATAACTTGTCTGAGGACCTTCCACTGTCGCCGGATTAGTAACAACAGCACCCGCATTATTATCCGCAGAAATTTCTAATTGAATTTTTCTTAACTCTTCTTCCGTAAGTCTTGGATTACTTAATATCTCTTGGTAGGTGTATAATTTACTAACAGGAATTTGATTAAATTTCTTAGCCAATTCGTATATATCATATTTCACACAACCCGCAAAAAACGAATCTAAAATTGAATTAACTCTTTCTTTACCTTGACCTTTTAATTGTTTTTCAACAATTAAATTTAATACAGAAGGATGGTCAACAATCATTTTCCAAGACAAACTACCGGTTCTACTAGTATCTTTATACGTATACATTGGTTCCGGTCTACCTAAGAAAGTTGTTTGATTCCAATTCGCCTGACTTGAATCTGAAAATTTTATATCATATGGTGGGAACCACATAACTCTACCCCCATTAGGACCTTGTTCACACACAGGTAAATCTTCCACTCTGAATCCCGGTCTACTTGATGTTCTCCAAGCTAAATTCTCAATTGAGAACATATACTTTTTAGCCACCAAATTACCTTTTGGCCCCGGTTGTATATTTGTTGACCCAGGATTTCTCATTGGGGCAATATTCAAATTATATGTATTATCTAACACTGAACTACTAAATCTTCTACCTGATGTCGTAATACCGTCTGTTTTTTGTAAATCAGCATATGTAAAATAAGGAGTATCTTTAGTAAAAACACGACAATACTCAATACCTTTTTCCGCTCCCGTTGTATTATCTTTATATGATACCACTTGAGAACCTTTAGTCATTTCTTTATAACCATCGTGAAAAACTTTACTCACCTGATTAATTGCGTTACCAACGTGTTTTAATCTTGTAATACCTTGTACATTATCAGCAGAATCAACCAATCTTTGTGTTTGGTCTAAAATAGATGTTTGTTTAAATGTAAAATTTGTAGATTGATTTCTTGTAAAATCACTACTAACGGTATTGTATTGTTCATCTCTAGACCCTGAACCACCACCCGGTGTTGCGTGGAATCCAGCATTATCTTTATATTTAGGTGATGTCCAAACAAATTGTCCGGTAATATCCCCACCATCACTATAAGCTTTAGCCGCTAAACCAAATTTAAGAGTATCTTGATTACCCTCATATAGAATACCCAATTCTGATGGACCATAAACAGGAGATTCCTCTTGTTGTCCAAAAGCGTTAACAGGAACTTGATTAGGTGGTGATGTAATAGTAGATGGTTCAGCATTTCTACTACCAACATAATAACCACCAACTAATGTACCATTTGCAGGATTAATTAAATTAATAATTGCCTGTCCAACACCTAAAATACCACCAAAATCTCTACGATAACTTGGTTGATATCTATTATAATTTAAGTTAGCAAATAACGCTGACCTTTGACCGTTTCCTGTATTGACTAAGAATATCTCAGATGGGTTTCTCTTAATATTTAATATCGGACCTAAAAACCCACCCGTTAATTGATTAACAACATTTAATGCTGTTGAGGTTTGTTGTGTTTGACCGTTTAAGGTATTATCTTCAAAATAATCTCCCGGAATCGGAGATACAGGCCAATAAGCCCCCGCCAATCTTGTTGCAAAATCAAAGGCTGCAACCACAATGTTTTCAGGTACCGTAATCCTCCAATTTCTATAAATTAAAGGTTCTTGCCCCGAAAGGATTAAACTTATCTCAAAAGGGTCTTGTAGACCTTGTAAGTTAACCGCACCAACAGTATTCTGATATATTTCAGAAGCTATTGTGCTTTGAAACGCACTATTTAATTGAGTTGACCCAATTTGGGCCAAATATGAATCTTGAGATAATGTACCATCACTACCCGTTGGATTAGTACTAAATAATATCTCATAAGGAGAATAACTTGAAGGTACAAATGTACTTGGGTATGGTTGATGATAAACGTGACTAGTAGTAACCTCAGTTGTGTAATATAAATTATTAAACCCTCCTATTGGACCATATGGATTAATAATGTAAGCTGCATCAATAAAAAACTCGTTTACTAAATCTAACACCGTATCATTAGGGTCATATTCCCCTGAATTAGATAATACAGGAAAAGGAACGTCATTATACGTTATATTGATATTATAACCACCTTGAGGACCATATTGATTCATCACATATTGTGACGGAGCAAAAGTATCGTTAGCAATTAACCCATCCGGAGAATCAATTACGTTTGATTGATTAATTGCCGGTTCATAAGCAACCGCACCACTTGGGGGTGAATAAACACCCGTAACGGTATATGGTGATAGATTTTTCGCTAAAAGAGAATCTCTAAATGACGACGATGATGCAAATGATAATGTACTTGGCATTTTTTATTGTTTATCTATAAATAGATTATAATTAATTTATCCGTTCATACTTTTTACGTATGGGTTCATTTTTTTTCTAACAGACGCTTCAGGTGAGAATCTTTCCATACCTAAAGTTGCGACTTCTATAATTTTTTCTTTAAGTGCGGTATTATTGAATGCTCTTTCTAATTGAGCCATATCAATGTTTTGATTAGAATCTACTTGTAATTTGAAATTAATGTCTAATGTTGAATTCATATTTTGAGATGAATTATCTACCATTCCTGTGTTATTATTAGATGTTAATTTATTAATCGATTCAAAAAATTTCTCAGCACCTGTCCCACCAAATATTGTATCCGCAGGATTTGTCACTAAATTTTGACCATTAATCATAAAATCATTAACCTTTTTTTCCGGTGCTGTACCTTTCATTTCATTAGCAACTAATCTTTCTAAAGCTTTTGCAGCAATTTGAATATATGGGTTACTAGAATTTAACATATCAACACCAGCACCTTTTGCGTTTTTAATTGTATCGTCTTTAAGATTACCAAAATAATTAGATGCAGAATCAAAAGATGTTTGTAACGTTTTTAAAGCATCAGGTAATGATTTTTTACCTGAAACAAGGTCATTAATAGTATTTAACATACCTCCAACATTTTTGTTAATACCTTCTCTAAGTGTTTTTATTTGAGTAGATTCATTATCAAACGTTTTTCTAAATGATTCTGAAATATCTCTTGGTGCTTGTTGTAAATATTGTCCCGGAACTGAAGCCGCTGCCGCAAACCCACCTTTCTGAGCAATCGCTTTAATATTTGCCGCAATATCCTTAAGGTTAGTTAATGAGTCTTTAGCAATAACCTCCATTGGTTTAGATTCACCAAATTTAGCAATTTGCTTAATATCTTCATCATCTAGTTTTGTTACATCTTTTGTTTGTAATTTACCTTCCCTATCACTAAACGATATTTCATATCCGTTTCCGGATTTATTCATTTCCGCTAAATTAGCAATCATTTTTCTTTGGTCTTCAGTAGCAAATTCAGGAAACTTAATCTTCTTCATCTTATCATCTAACTCCTGACTACCTAAAGCCATTTTAGTAAGAGTTTCATAAGGAATATTCATTGCTGTAGCAATTTCTTGGAATTGTCTCTTAGCACCCGGCATAATTTCAAAATGACCTGATTTACCTAATTGAACAAATTGTTGAGTCATTTGAACGATTTGGTTTTGAAGTTCTGTTGGGTCATTTGCCGATAAATCCATTAATCTTAATGGGTCAAGTAAATCACTTTGAGCTACACCTAATCTTTGTAATGCTGCTGCCATTTCAATAGCACCATCCGGTTTAAAAACGTCTTTTGCAAACTGCATAGTTTCTTTCATATCAACTCTTAACGAAACAGCTTGTGCCGCCATTTTAGATAATCCCTCAACACCACCAACAAAATTATATCTATTCATCATTTCGGTGTTATCTAATACCATTTTAGACACCTGAAACGCATTTACACCAATAGCACGTGAAGAATCAATTACTGTTTGCATATCTTTACCTGCCTGATATGCAGATGCTCCGGCGTTTTTAAATGCCTTAACAATAGTCTCAATTTTTTCACCTGAAACTTCTTCCGCAGCATATAACTGAGCATAAGCATCCTTATTTAATATTACATTTCTACCTAAACTTTTAGCAACTTCTTCTTGAATTCTTGCAATATCAGAAAATTCACCCCCCAATAATTGAACTGATGTAACTGCGTCAGCCATTGCCGCCTTAAGACCCATCATATTATCACGACCCGATGCAAAACTTTTAGTAACATCGTGAGCCTTTTCATCAAGGTCATTCATTATTTTCATAATTGCATCCCCTGAAACATTAGTTTTTAATGCGTTACCATATTGAGCAAAAGCAGATTTAATACTTTCTTCAACTTGTTTTAATATATTATCGTTTGCCGCCATTTAAAATGTGTTTATATATAAATACACCAAGTAGGGTTTTTTAGTTAATCCCCAGTTGGTGTATTGTCTTCAATTATTTTATCTATAAGGTATTTTCTTACATAAGTTGGCATTATGTAAAAATCTGTGTAAGAAACTTTAATAAATTTTGACATTAAATAAAATTCCTCAATTAAAAGTTGTCGGTGATTAGAAGAAAGGGCGAAAAAACTCCACCCCAAAGGCAATCTCGAAAGATACCAATTCTCCGGAAGGGGCGATTGCAGTTCTCGTTAAATCTAACGAAGGTTCGTTATCTCTCATAAAGTTTCTAATAAACTTTGAGTCCATAATAGGTAACGTATCTACAAACATAGATATATTTCCAAAATCTGAAGAACCATCAACCTCAACAATTTGTTTTTGTAGTCTCCAAGTAACTCTTGGTGCCGTTCTACCTGCAGGGTATGATTCAACCATTTTATCAATATCAAGGTTATCAGAATAAGTTAAGGGTCTTAATTTAACTGTAACACCTGTTTTTGGTAATTTTGTTTGAAATAAACCATTCTCATCCGGTTTACTAATTGTTTGTTTAATGTTTAACTCATCTAAGATAAGGGTATGTGAAAATTGTTTACCCGTCTGAGGGTCAATTAAATTTACAGTATATTCAGGACCAAATGAAGTATTTCTCAAATAGATAAGAATAGCCTCAATATCACCGTTTAATAATTCTTCCGGTCTTAAATCGTGTTCATATATTTTATTTCTTAATAATGAAATAACAATATTATCTTTATTTCCTTGTGTTGCCCCCATTAAGAAATTTTCATCAGTTGCAGTTAAATAACCAACTTTCAATGATTTTTTCTTAGATTTGTAGAATATACCACCTGTTGGTAATGTTACAATATCGTGAGGTAAGTTAAAATTTTGCGTTCCCGCGTCTATAGTGCTTTGGTCCATAATGATTAGGTTTTATTATAAAATATACTCAGTATTTATTTTTTATCAACTGTAAACAAAAAATCCACATAAAAATATGTGGATTTGTTTATTTCTTTGAAATATTTTATTAGTAAACTAAAATACAACGGTCCATACGTAAAGTTGCTGTAATAGATGCTAATTGGTCTTGATTATAAGCTAATGAATCAAAATTCACGTCTGATAAGAAAGTTCCTTCTAAAACCCATTTTTCTACAACAACACCTGTTGGGTCTAACATCTCAAGGTCAACATTCTTTTTGTAACCTGCAGCATATCCCATACGACCTGTAACTGACTCAGCACATAGACGAACCCACTCCATAAGAGCTTGTGATGCAGAAGGACCAATTGGGTCACGGAACTTAACATTGATTGTTCCCCAAGTAAAACGACCCGCAACGTATGTTGAAGTGTTTAAGAAAGGAATCTCTGTTGCATTTATCGTAATATGTGGTCTAGCCGCGGTTTCCACAAACCATTCATTAATCCCCAAAGTAGATGGAAAACGAACAATGAACCTATTCTGTCTTTTTGGTTCATACGGTATGGGCATTTTCATTAATAAATCAGCCATTTTCTATTTGTTTTTAATTTTTATTTTTTTATCTTGTTTATTATAAATATTACCTATTTATTTTTTTTCTCTTGACTTTTAGAATTAAATTTTTTATCATTCTAGAAATCCTAGTTTTTATATTAATATTAATTAATAGTTTTTTTTTTAATAATTATTTTAATATTCTTTTTTTATTCCTCCTTTTGTAGAATATGTTTTAATAATATTTTCTGGGTCATCTTCAAAATGTTTTTTAACACTATCTACATTTCTTAAATCATCGTCCGAGAACCCTATTTTTGGAACAAAAAAATTACTAATTTTATTTTTTAAGAAAGCTTGTTTTTGAATGTGATTAGACATTTCTTTAACATAACCAACAAACTCCTCTAAAGCTTCTATTTTTAACGGTTCCACCTCTGCTGCCGAACCTTTTCCGTGTGTTACAGGGTAGAACTTACATAAGTCTAAATATTGACGTATAATGTCTCGTTTAGACATTGTTTCCTCATCATTTAAATCTCTATATTTTTCTAAATTCTTTACTAACTCATCAGAATTAATTCCATTTGTATTAGACACTATATAGTTATAACACGCCTCTTTTAATACTGAGGGTGTATGACCTCTAGCGGTAACAATAGAAAAAATTGACCCGTTATTTATTGCCTCAACAAAGTCGGGCCAAGCCGCAGCTGGTTTAGCTCCCATAGCATCAACAATAAATTGTTTGTCTCCTTTAACACCAAAATATTTATAAGGGTCTTCAGAATAACCAACAATAGTATGACCATCAAATTCAAACGGTTCTTTACCTATTACTTCTCTGTATTCAGCAAAATCTTCAGTTGACATTCCAACAACATCGTTGTCTTCATCTTTAACTAATATTTTTGTTGGCATTGTTACAATATTATCGTCCCAATCAAAAGCGTAATACTTTTCATCCGGAGCACCTGTTTCGTCAATCCCCTCAATTATTTTATTTTTTAACATATTCTTGTTATAAGGCTTAATTATGACCCACTATTACAATGGGTCATAATTTTATTTATTAAATATTCTCAAAAGAAGCTCCGGTTGGAGTAATATAGAACGTAATGTCTATAAATTCTAATGATTTAGTTGGTTTAACGTAAATCTTACCTGTCATTTGATTTCTGTCTAAGTCAGCTGCGTCAGACGAAACTGTTACACGGAAGTCATATAAACCTCTATCTCTTCTGATAGCGTCTAAGATAGGGTTAACCGCATCTAAGAAGTCTTGTCTTACTTTTTGGTCGTTTTGTTCAAACAATAATCTTACAGATACTGCTGAAATCAATTTACGAGCTTGAAGTAATAATCTTCTTACGTTGATTCTATCAAGTGCTGATTGTCTAACTTGAAGAGTTTTATTACCCCAAATTACTGTTCCAACATCTGAGAACGTAGCGATAGGGTTAATTCTACCATTATATAACGTATCTCTATCTTCTTGAGTAAGTTTCTTTCTCGCTTTAACCGCGTTTACAATACCTCTTGTATAACCTGCTGCCGCGAACCAAGGGAACGCGATGTTATCAGTTAACGCCAAGTTTCTTGTTACCTCAGCCGTAGGTGGTAAATAGATTTGAGTGTTATTTACACTATCTCTAGTTAATACCCAAGGGTAATAAGTTGCTGTGTAGTTAGAGTCAATACCTGTTTGAGCTAAAAGGTCTACAACATCTTGTGGGTAATATAAATCAGCCGGGTCACCTGTTGATGGAACAAACATATTGTAATCATCTAATGTACAAACATATAATGAATCCGCTCTACTGTACTCAATCATTTCAATTGCTGACTCAACTAAGTCACCACTTGTTTGGATTGATATACCCGGTGTTACAAATACGTTAATGTTAACCGCCTCAGGGTTAGCGAATGTTCTTTGTCCTAGTAAGTAAGCGTAGTAGTCAGTGTTTGCCCAATCTTGAGTGTTGTCTCCAACAGCAATTTGATTAAACGCTCCCCATCCTGTTGCGTTACCATATCTTGGATTACAATCAGGGTTAGCACCTTGTAAATAACCTGTTCTACCTAATTTGAATCTATCACTGTTAGTTCTATATTCTCTGTAGATATCCCAACCATCAAAACCACCTTGAACTAATAAAGTAAATTTACGAGCGTATAGTCTGTAATATTGGTTAGTTTCACTATCAGGGTCTGTAACGAATGGTGATATACCTGTGTAGAATGCTGGTGTACCACTTGTTGAGAAAGTACTTGGAATTGTAATTCCACTAGCATTAATATCCATATGGAAACCTCTACTTCTGTAAGCCCAATCACTACCTGAAATATCACAAGAACTTAATGGTAATTGTTTACCTTTGTATTCATACATACTAAAGTCAATACCTAATGTATCTGAAATACCTAAATAAGTTCTACGAACATTATCACCATTAGATGTTAATGAATCATCAGTACCTTTAGTATTACCAAATGGTTGGTTATAAATAACTTCACCAGGATAATCGTAGTGTGATTTAATTAATGGGAATGGTGATTTAACACCTGAGTATTCTCTATTGTTATATCCTAAGAAACCACAAGGTAACGCATCTATCGGAGCATCCTCATTAATTTCAATCATAATATATTTAGAATTTAATTCATATTCACCATCAACTGTACCAATTTTCTTAGCAACAAACGCGTTATCGTTAGGGTTCATATTACAATTAGTGAATTTTTCAATAACTACCGGATTAGCGTCAGTATCAAAGAAATCTCTAACCATTACATCAAATGTACCATTAGTAAATGACATATTTGCCAATGAAATTTTAACTAAAGTGTTTGCAGAATCACCGTCCGCTAAAGTAACAAATTTAAATAAATTAAATACTTTATTACCACGTAATTCAGATACAACCCAAGGAGATGCAGGTGCTTGATATTGTTCTAAGTACCAAGCAATTGATGTACTATCGTTAAAGTCTCTAGCTTGAGGTAAATCTGTTGTATTACAACTTAATCCTCTAATATACCCTTTTCTGAATGCGTATTGTAATAATGCTGGATAATTTTCCTCAACAAATACTGGAACTACTGTTCTTGGTTTTGAGAAGTTTGACGTACCAAACACTTTTGAAATGTATTGAGAATCAGAATTACTAAAAGATGTTTCAAAGAAATAATTATCTCCGTCCGCAGTTGTAATGTCAACACCAAATTGAGCAAATGGGTTTTTAGTCACCGCTGAGTAAGAACCTGAACAATCCATAGTTAAACCTGTTAAGTTAACTTCATATTTAGGTCCTGATTCTGATGCAGAATATAATGAGATACCTCTTGAACGTAAAGTTGCAATTACTAAATCATCGTAGTCAGTATATGACATACCATCGTAAATGTATAATACCCCTGTTAAGTTACCTTGGTAACAAGTTTGGATTCCTCCAACATTACCATTACCTGTGTTTCCACTAACAATAGGGTCACATTGATTTTGAACAGTTACACAAACAGTCCAATATGTGGTTACTGTACTATCTTCTGATTGTACTTCATATGTTAAACATCCTCCTGAAAAATCATTTTCGGTAACACCACTAACTTGTAATTCTTCTGTTTCAACAACTACAATAATATCAGTACAAGCACTAAAATCAGCAATAACTGTTGTTAAATCCGCACCATTAAATTGATTGTACGGTAATACAACATCAATTGTGTTTGTATTATAGTTAATACTTCCTGATATACCACTAACACTAAAGTTGTAGAATGTTGCACAATTTGACGTTGTTGTTGTATCAACCAAATCTGTAACTGTTGTATAGAATGAACTACCTGAATAATTACCTCCACCAATATTATCAAATAATGAGTAATACCAAGGGTCATTTTGTGCTGCACAATAGTTAGCGATATCTGAACACACATTATCAACACCATAAACGTTTGTTGAACCTGTATATCCGGAAGCAACTAATTGATTATAAGCGTCACCTGAAATAGTACCATAGTAGTAAATTGAACTACCTGAAGTGTTTGGTGTTTCAACAACACTCGCCATTTGACTTATTAAGTATGAATTAATTGTTGAAGTACTTCCATTAAATAATTCAAATTGTTCGTTTAAGATACCCGAAATTTCTGATGGAATTTGTGTTGGGTCAGTAATACCTACTGTTGTTGTTGTTATACCATTAGCAGTAAAAGTACATCCGGTAAAAGGAATAGAGAAATCAACCGTGTCAAATTGAACACAAGTGTTCACACAATCAACCGTTGTCGCACTTAAACATTTGAAATCAACTGTTGTACAATCAACATTTGCTTTAGTTGTTATAGACCAAGATGGTCCTGCATCATATCCTGATAAACCTAATACTCTTGTTACGAATAATTGATTAGATTGTTGTAAATATGATTTTGCAATATACGCAGCCTCATACTTTGGGATTTGCGTATTTATAAATTTCTCAGGAGATGTTCCCCCAAAAAAAGTTGAGAATTCATCAAAGTTACGTATGAAGATAGGTTCAAATGCGGGACCTTTTTCTGTCTCACCAACGATACCTAATGTGGTTACACCCACACTCTGTGCTACGAAACTTAAATCAACTTCTGAAGTATACACACCCGGAGATACGAATACTTTGCTGTTGCTACTTGTTGCCATTAGTCTTTGTTTAGTTATTAATTTATTTTATTGATAAATATTAGAAAAAAAACCAAAATACTTTACATCCTAGCAACTATTTATATTTTAGGTAGATTATTTTCTGCCTTTTTTCTACTTATGGATAAAGACATCAAAAAGATTAAAAATTTAAAGATATCGGTTGAGACACACGAGATTCTTAAAACTTACTGTGAAAAGAGGGGTATTAAAATGTATCGGTTCTTAGAAAGACTTATTGTTGAGAAGTGTAAACCAACAAAAGATATTTACGGAGAAGATTAAAGTAACTCGTTATTAAATATGATATAACTCTCTTGAGTATCATCATTTTTAGTTATTTCTAATCTCATAGTATCATTAGTGTTTATTTGAATTTGGGTTAAATCACTACCATAATAAAGTCCATTAATAAAAACATCAAAACTTTGTATATTGATATTATCCCCCACGTTTAAGTTTACTGTGTAACTAAACAATTGAGTTTTAACGGTACTACCAACTTGATAAATAAATTTTAATTCGGTACTTGCTGGATTAGTATCTTTTTTAGGTCTTCGTTTTGTTACATTAGTTTCCACCTCAACAATTTGAAGTGTTCTATTAATTGCCGGGGAAACTTCAAATTCGTCCTCATCAATTAAAAACCCTAACATTGTAAAATCATAATTCTGAATGTAATATTTTCTTTTCTCAATCTCCATAACGGATTCATCAGAAATATTATTCATTATAATTGGAATATAATGTCCTTTAATATTTTGATATGCTTGACGGGATGCAAACTTTTCAAGAACAATTTGGTTAAACTTATTTAACTCCCTCATTCTATTACAAACAATTTTAACATTGTAAGTAATATCAACCGGAACAGGTTGAGGTATCTTATAGATATCCATACCTTGTCTTTGTCCGTCCCAAGTTGGGACCTGAGCATAGAAATATAATCTTCTGTCCGGAATGTTATACATAACGGCAGGGTTGGTTCCAAATTTAACTTCAGGTTGTCTAACTGTTGTTATAAATGGGGGTTCAACATTTTTATCAATATTTTGAAAATTCCAAGTTTCGGTAAACTGAGCCCAATTCTGTGTTGTGAGGATAATATCAACCGTTGGTATAACCTTACCTTCAACAACTGTTTTTAAAGAATCTTTAACAAAATCTAAAAACCCTCTATCTAAATCGGCGTGTAATAAAGATTTTGGTAAATAAGTACCGTCTCTATTAATTTTTTCCAATAATTCTTCCCTTCTACTCATAAGAGTTTTGGGTTCCGTTAAAGGAATGAATTTTTTGATTTTTTTAGGTAACGGCATATTAGTTAATTATAAAGATTTTATTTGTTGAGTTAACCATTTCAACTTCATTAGCTCCAAATATTGGTTCATTAGTTGATTTAAGTACAAAACTTTTATATTTATATGGGTCATATGTAACAATATTATCATTAGGTTCACTTGGTATATTTTCACAAGGGTAATTACAGTAATCAACTAAATCACCAATAACAAACGCGTGAACGTTTTTCTTTTTTTCTCTACCCACTTTTTCATTACCACCCGGTCTAACTCTAAATTCAACATCATTTAATTTAACATAATCAGCGTATAAAACAATTCTTGATTTATATTGAATTGAAAATGTGTCTTTATGTAAGTTACGATATACCATAACTTTTTTACCAATGAATTTTTTTTCTTCATCATTGTTAATAGTTTCTAATAGTTTTCTATATTGATTTTCGTTAATTATAATTTTCATAATCGTAATATGTTGAAATTGTTTTAACCGGTAATTTAAAGTTATCTTGGAACCATTTTTTCATTGGTTCCTCCCAATGGTTATCAAACATAGTATCTAAATGTACTGCGTGTTCACCAATGACTTCTAAAATTGGGGCTTGGTTTCTAAAAGGTTTATGTGACGGGTCATTTTCATT